GAGCGTAACCACAAGCTAGAAGGCATCACAGTATCGTTGTTTAATGAGTCCCCAGCACGAAACGCTGACGTTGTCTCTATGCTTAATAACGAGATAGCCTGTAAACCGTTTGAGTCCTCTAGCCCTGTGGGTGAGTGGGCAAAATCTCAAGGCGTGACGTATATGTGCCGTGGGTCAATACCTAATGAAATCGGCAAGTTTGCTGGTTATGTTGCTGTAGGGTTCAAAGCAGAACCACGGGACTTAACATCCGTAAAGACCCGAATTATATTAGCCGCATCGGAGATGGACAAATGAAAGCAAAATGGGAAGCATTTAAGGCGTGGTGTAACGCCAAGTGGATGGCTGTAAAGGCTTGGTTTTCAAACGTGAGGTTCTAATATGCTACCGATTATGGATATCCTTGGCATCGGGATGAAGGTGCTAGACAAGTTCTTTCCTGACCCAGAGCAAAAAGCAAAGGCTCAGCTAGAGCTGATGCAGATGCAGCAAAATGGCGAACTTGCCAAGATGCAAGCAGATATGCAAGAGCAAGGCGAGCTGACCAAGCGCCAAGAGAATGACATGAAGTCAGACTCATGGCTGTCTAAAAATATACGCCCTATGACGCTTATAGCGATTCTGTCAGGCTATTTCACTTTTGCGATGATGTCTGCCTTTGATATGGAAACCAACAGGGCGTATGTCGAACTACTTGGGCAGTGGGGTATGTTGATTATGTCGTTTTATTTTGGCGGCAGGACTTTGGAAAAAATTATTGACATGAAATCTAAAGAAAAAATTACTGAAGCGGAGATTAAAAATGCAAAGTAATTGGGACAACGCTTTCAAGATGATGCTCGCCTCAGAGGGCGGCTATGTTAACCACCCGTCTGACCCCGGCGGCATGACCAATCTTGGCGTGACCAAGCGCGTCTGGGAGGAGTGGGTGGGGCGCGAGTCCAACGAGAAAGAGATGCGCAGCCTGACGCCTGAGATGGTGGAACCCCTGTACAAGCGCAAGTTCTGGGATGCGTGTAAGTGCGACGAGCTGCCTTCAGGCATTGATTATTTAGTTTTTGACTTCGCTGTCAATGCGGGCTGTGGTCGTAGCGCAAAAGTGTTGCAGACCGCTGTGGGAGTCACCCCTGATGGTGGGATCGGACCGATGACCCTAGCCGCTGTAAACGCCGTCCCTGAAGCCGAGCTGATTGAGAAGTTCAGCCAAGCCAAGGAGGACTTCTATCGCAGCCTGAACACCTTTGAGACCTTCGGCAAGGGGTGGCTAAACAGGGTTGCGGCAGTTAAAGTTAAAGCTACCACAATGCTGGGATAGAGGGTAAAATGGCTGACAAAGCGCTTTGGGATAAAACGCACTCAACATCACATATTCTGTGGGTGTCGCCATGACCGCAAGCTTTGTTTTAACCTATGACAGCCTAGTATCAACGATTGAGCAATATCTTGAGCGTAGTGACGCCGCTGTCGTTGATCAAATCCCTACATTTATCACGCTCGCTGAGTTTGAAATTGCTCAGCAGATTAAGACTTTAGGGCAGATTGAAGTTGCCCAAGGCACGATGGAGGTCGGCAATCCGATCATCCAGAAGCCAGCCCGTTGGCGCAAGACTGTGTCGATGTCGGTCACTTCAGGTGGCGAAAAGACGCCAGTGTTCTTGCGCAAGTACGAGTACCTGACGAATTACAACGCCGAGAGTCCAAACGGACTGACGCTGTATTACGGTGACTACGACTACGACAACTGGTATGTGGCTCCAATACCTGATCAGGCATACACATTTGAGGTGTTGATTTATCAGCGTCTCCAGCCGCTATCGTCCGCAACCCAAACAAACTGGATCACGAATAACGCCCCCAATGCGATGCTCTTCGGGGCATTGCTTCAGGCGGTGATCTATCTTAAAGATGACGCTCGTCAGATATTTCAACAAAAGTACGACATGGCGATGCAGGCGCTCAAGGCTGAGGATATTACTCGCGTTGGCGATCGTTCAGCTATCGCTGTGGACTCTTAGAGGTAACCATGACTAATGCATATGTCAACCCGATCACGGGACAGACCATAAACCCATCTCAAGTGGGGTACTCGTCGCTCACAATCTCAACAGACACGGAGCTTGACTGGCCCATCAACGGCACAACAAGCACCGACGTTGTCGCGGCGATCATCCAAGTTTCGGCGACCGTTGACAGCCTAAGCCTATACATGCCGTCTGCGTTGCAGGTCAGCACAGGTCAGAGCGTGCTGATTCAGAATATCGGGGCAGATTCTTTTACAGTCACAGATGTTTCTGGCAACGTAATTATTGGAATTGACTCGGGCGTTGCCGAATATATTTTCTTAACAGATAACACAACAGACGATGGCACTTGGTCTACTGTTACTTTTGGTGCGGGTACATCGTCTGCCAACGCAGCGGCTTTGGCGGGTTATGGTCTAGTCGCACTTCAGAATATTAGCCTGCCGACGCTAAGTCAGGAGTACCTTGAAAGCTCCGTCTTCTCAAGCACAACGCTTAATAGCACCTACCGCGCCCAGTTTTTAGTGTGGTCAAGTGGTGTTGGGACAATTACGTTACCTTCATCATCTGCGGTTGGCAATGGCTGGTTTGTGATGGTGCGTAACGGCGGATCAGGCATCCTGACGCTGACACCAAGCGGTACGGATACGATCGACTCAAACAATAACCAGCAACTACAGCTTACTGAGTCGCTCGTTATCGTTTCAAACGGCGTCGATGGCTACAGCACCTTTGCATACGGTCGCAGCAACACATTTGCTTATACGCAGCTTGCCAAGACGGTCACAGGCGGTACAACCACGCTTACAGCGGTTGAGTTTGCCAATGTGGTACAGGAATATTTTGGCGCTTTAACATCGAACCAGATCATTGTTCTGCCGTCTACGGTACAGATTTATTACCTGAACAATCAGACGACTGGATCATTCTCGCTGACATTCAAGACATCAGCCGTTGGCGCGGCTACGGTTGCTGTCCCTCAGAATCAGACACTGACGGTGGTGTGTGACGGCACAAATGTATTTAACGCATCAAGCGCGGCGGGTGGCGCAATTACATCGCTCACGCTTGGCGCAGGCTCTGCTGTATCGCCTTCTTTTAACTTTAGCGGTAACACGAACACAGGCATATATCAGCCAGCAACAAACCAAATTGGTTTTACGCTCAACGGCTCAAATGCCGCGACGATCACAACCTCTGGATTTTTAATCCCCGTAGGCATTTCAGGGGGAACATTCTGATATGACAACCAAAGTCATCAGCCTGAACATTAAGCCGGGCATACAGCGCGACGGTACTCAGTTTGATGCGCCTGTTTATGTAGACGGTCGGTGGGTGCGCTTTCAGCGTGGTCGCCCCCGTAAGATGGGTGGCTACAAGGGCATCTTTCAGAATGCCTCTGGTATTAGCCGTGGGATGATTTTAAGCTCAGAGGATGGTCTGAACTATGTGTACTCAGGCTGGAGCGATGGGGTGCAAGAGTGGGTAACTGATGACGATGACGGTGTTGGGTCAGGTCCAACCAACATTCAATTCTCTGGGGCTATTTTAACAACACCTACTTTGGTGGGTGGTAGTGCATACACAAACGGTACTTATTCTGGGGTTTCACTAACTGGAGGGTCAGGCTCTGGTGCTATTGCAGATATTACGGTTGCTGGCGCTGTCGTTACGGTGGTGACTTTGGTTTCGGGTGGTATTGGTTACCTGTCTGGTGATGTATTAAGCGCTCCTGCGGCAAGTATTGGCGGCACTGGCACTGGGTTTTCTGTTACCGTTGGCACTGTTGCTTCAAGTTTTACAGCCAACAATAACAATTTGTGGCAGATGGATATTGGTTTTGACTCTGGTGGGTCAGGCAACCAGACGATTGTTGCGCACCCCGGTCAGAACCTGACAAATATTGACAACACGATCAACACGCCCGTATTGATCGGCGATTTCCCAACTGGGACGATGAGCCAAGTAGGTGTGTTTACAGCCGCTGGCACAATGGTGGTTGGTCCGCCGAGCGTATTCACGATTGCTTCTGTTAATGCACTGATCGCCATTGGGCAGACAGTCACAGGCACGGGCATTCCATCAGGTACTACCGTCACAAATGTGTTGATTGGATCGAGTACGACAACAGTTACCCTGTCAAATACCGTATCAACTGCTGGCGCGTTGACGCTTACATTCAACAACAACATCAGCGTATCTGGTGGATGCGTATTGTTGCATCCGTACC